CTAGCAGCAACTGCTGCCAGGAATACCAGGCTCTCCATTGGGAAGCACACGGCACTGCCCATTGTAGCTAGTTTCCGAAGTCGGTGTGAACCGATTCCGGGAATGTCGATACAATCGGTACGACTTGCGAGAATACTTTCGCATAGTCGCGATCCAGGCGGAAATATAGCCGCCAAATGATCAAGTGTTACCGTGTCAGACGCTTTCGACAGATCTATCGTCGAAAGCGAACGGTCTATGGATCCGACGCGTGCTCGTTGTTTGGACTTGGACTGATCCTCGATATCTACTGAGGTTCTAATCCAAGAGTTCCGAATACTGCAAGAAATTGCATCCATAAGGCCTTGTTGCCAGAATTGATTGGCGCAAGGCTCCGAGGCGATTAACCTCGGGGTTGCAGCAGTTTTCGGAACTGCGAGTAAACGCGACGGAGGATGCCCCCGATTAAGGGCATCATCTGTGGAATATTCTTCCAACTCACCTGCAGTCCGGTAAAATGCCGAACTAACATAATGAGTAGGAAAGAAATCGTCAAGACGACGAGATTCGTGAGAGACAATATGTCTCCACTTGTCATCAACGTCAAGACGTTCTGCCACAGATCCAGGTCCGTGCTTAGGTCGGATTTCGTCGAAGCTACCGTCTGGTAGATTATCTTCAACGGTTCGACCGATGGCTCTTCCTGCTTGGAAGAACATCCGGCCAATAGGGTCAGTGAGAGTAGTCCAACGGAGATCCACAGTATAATCGTGGTCCCGCGAAGACCCAGAATATCCGAAAGTGGATATACTGGTACTCCAAAGACTTTCTTGGTCGATTGCATCGTCATCCTCCTTAAAGGTGCGAAATGCTTTCCAGCATTTCTTATCGGTGGGGAGGACCTTAGCTTTGTTCGCGAACAGCAGTTGTTGTCTGATCGCAAATACAAAGTAGGGATTGACATGCATATGCACGGCCCCCGTAATATCGCAGAAGACTTCTCTGAGCCACCCATGCAAGAAGCATGGGAGCACAGACCCTTTCCTGGTTTTCAACCCAGCAAAGGGGAGGAAGGCACCTCCTTCAATACAAGCTAGTATATGCTTGTTGAGAAGAGGTAAGCCCATCGTGAAGAATGATGGGCCTTCTGCCTCGAGCCTCTGTTCGACAGCCGTAACGTCTCTACCCATGTCTAAGACAAAGGTAGAGTGGCTGTCAGTCTTCCGCAATAAGGGAAGGGCACTCTCCGAAAGATCGCTAACTAGCGATCTGAAGAGAGTCAGTATTTCATGCTTCATTTTAAGTTTCTCCTATTAGTTAGTAGGTAGAAACAGCATGATTTACCAAGGTATGCCTCCAAATCACCATAATCCTGGTTTAACCCAGGTTGTGGCCAGACACTAGCAAGCCAGCTTCTTCAAGCGTAGTAGCCTGAAGAAAACTGACAAGTGCCTCGGTGCATTTTAGACCCAAACTATTTGAGTCAACACCAGGCATATCAACCACGACGCTACACTGACCAGTGTGGATTACTCCATCTGTGTCGGTGAAGAATGTCTTGAGTTGAACTGCTCGACGAAGACGGCCTCGTGCCGTCCGAGACGAGTTGTGTTTGAGGATAAGGGTTTCGTCATCAGAACTTCTGGTGACGTAGCCTTTTCCTATGTCCGACTTTGTAAGGTCGGTAGCCACAGCGTCATAAGTGACGCTAACGGTGGAGGCAGTTTTGGTACTCATAACTGAGTCCTTCTTTTGTTTCTCAACGTCGCACTACTTTGGCATCTTTTGATGCTACCAGTGCGGCGATGATTGCTTGTTGTGTCCCACTGAATTCAAATATGTCAGTGAGCGCGAGAGGTGCACTTTCGGGAGGTATGCCTCGCCACTTCACATGAATTTCTCGTGTAGTGGTGGCAGTCCCAGCTGGGCTGCCTTCTGAGGCAGACATATTACTCCCGTGAACGGTAGGGACGCGGAGCGAGTGTTCCATGTCAAGGTTTATCATTACCCATTCATCTATGATGTCTAGGTTGACAGCCTTGGTTTGGAATTCTTTCTCCACAAAGTCCCCTACATTACTGACCCAGTCGATCAACCACGTCCATGGAACGATGTTCCAGAACGTGTTGTAATCCAATTGGACTCCTTTCAGAATGTTTCTTATTTCTGGCGGGATATCGGCTATGTCATCGTAGGGAAAATGCCACTTAACGTAAGTGACATATGTTCCCTTGGCATTCCAAACGCCCACCGAATTGGCGGTAGTGTCCTCAGCAGGACCTACCGTTGGTAAGATGGGCCGGTCGGAAAGTTAAACTCTTGAGTTTCAAGAGTACCGTTTAGTTCGAAGAGAGTCCGTTTCCTTCTGATGGGCTTGCCACTTAAGCGTCTCATTTCTTTGAGTTGCTTATCGATAGCAAGAGTAATCCCAAACAAATTCTTTAGGTCTCTAAATATGGGTTCCCATCCAAACTTTGAAGAAAGAAAGGATGAGGCCCCTTGGGTGAGTAAGTTCTCACCCGCGACCCTTAGAAGTCGAGGAAAATCCCTCAGCTCCATAATACTTAACATGGAGTTAATCCGAGGTCGGTCTGGGCGGCTAGAGTTTCTAGCTGCTTGAACCCTCGCATACGCTCTGTCAATAAACCATGACAGGTCGGTTGGTCGAAAAGGCGCAATTACGCTGAATCGACCTCCCACGTCTGCGAATATTCCTGAAGGAACGGGTGCAGTAAACGAAGAAGCGTTGTTTTGTGTCGTAGGTGGCCGGAGATATTCCGGATTAGTCCACGCTTGACCATATCTAAGAGGGGTAAGCTCCTTCTTGACAGACCATTTGGTCTTAAAGAAGGGCCCTCCTATCCAGAGACCTTGAGGGTCACGACCGTACAGAGTGTCGAGAGTTTCTCGATTTTCTGTGTAGGTCGCTACTGTAGACACGAAGACCGGGTTTCCGTCTTCGATATTCATCGCCAGAGTAGCTTCTCCGCTGCTCTGGACGGATGTCCGTTTTCGTGTCAAGTACTCTTTGTCCCAGGCTGTGAGGTACACGTTCGTACCTGGATACGATGTAAACAAACCCATCTTGGGTTTAAGTTTATATATCGCATCTAGGTCGCCGTTCCACCTTCGCAGGACATGTTGCTGAAAGCCGGTGATAGTTTGAAAATACAAATCTTTATCAGCGGCCATAACGTTTCTTCCTCTTCATTTAAGTGCATAAGCAATGCGGAATTGCAGAGCTCAAGAGACCCCGGGAGGGG